GATTGGATTTGTGCTAGACAACTAGATGTTAAGACTTTAGTAAAGGTATGGCCTGAGACACAACAGTATTTTGAAGGGGGAAATTTTAAATTTGAAAGATTTGATACACGTCCTTGGGAAGTTGAGTCTGGTTACAAAAAGGAGATTGAAATTAATGGTACTCCGATGAGTGATGTCCATAATTTAGCATTATTCAAAAGAAGTGTGTTTGACAAAATAGGATACATTGATGTGAACTTTTATCCTGCATACTATGAAGATAATGACTATGTTAGACGTGGACTTCTCTCTGATGTGAAATCTTGTACTGTCAATAATGCAATATACTTTCACTTCTGGAGTAGAACTATTCATCAAGGTTCAGGTGGTTCGAACCACATGTTCTTTAATCTGAATAGAAACTTCTATATAAACAAGTGGGGCGGGGATTTTTCACATGAGATATATGAAATACCATTCGACGGTAAGGAATATACCCTAGCACCGGAACTTGTTTTACAACCTGTATTATTTCTAAAAGACAGGTCACAAGAACAAGACATAGCTAGATTTTGGAAAAGAAAAGGTAGTTAATGGCGCTCACAGAAAAAGTAACACGGGAAGATTTGATACTGTATGAATTGATACGCCATCCAGTAATGTGTGGGGAGTTCTACAGACAGATGGATATCCCAGACTGGAAAGAAGAAACTTGGGAATATTCTTCGTATCAAATTGAATATTTAGCTGACTTTGGAAACTATGTTTCACTGTGTTGTGGTCGTGCTGTTGGTAAGACTGTAACACTTACAGACTACATCTTATGGATTTTGCTAAATGAATTATATGGTAATGAATATATAGTTTACACAGTACCAAGTAAGGTACACCTTGAGCCTGTATTCTTCAGTCTTATCAAAGTGTTGAGAAATAATCCTTTATTACAACATTATATTCAACCCAGGGCTGGAATTAATTCATCAAACCATACTATTAAGTTGATGAATGGCGCTCAACTACTATGCCGAATTGCAGGACAAAGCGGTACTGGTGCAAATGTTATCGGTCTACATACACCAGTAATTATTCTGGATGAGGCAGGTTACTATCCTTGGGGAACTTGGATGGAGTTACAACCCGTACTAAACTCTTGGCAGGATGGGCACAAGTTGTTTGTTTCAGGTGTTCCAACAGGATTACGAGAAAACAACGTTTTATATTACGCTGATGAAGTTGATGATAAGTTTAATCATCATAGAACATCAGCACATGAAAATCCTCGCTATACTGAGACTGACGAACATAGAAATTTGAAACAATATGGCGGTACAGACAGCGAAGATTACATTCATTTAGTTCTTGGAAGACATGGTGCACCTACATTTGCGGTATTTGATAGACGTCTAATGGAAGTAGATACCTACCCTGTTTACAAGGTAAAGATGAATGGAACCGAAAACAGTTATGGCGAAATGATTAATAAATTAGCGTTATTACCTAAGATTTTGGACGACAAAGTAGACCTAAAAATCATGGGAATTGACACTGGTTATACAGAACCTACTGCAATTGTGATATTATATGAGAAGAAGGGAGTACTGAAATTCCACGCCCGTATTCAAATGACAAAAGTGGAATATCAGGTACAAGAAAAACTAATAGATTTCTTGGATACACACTTCGGCAATCCAGAGGTAATAGGTGTTGACGCTGGTAATGAACAAGGTTTAGTTCACCACCTGATGAATGATGATGCTTTCATTCACAAGAACTACAAGAAGCGAATGTATTCTGTAAAGTTTGGTTCTTGGTTAGAGCTTGGTGAGACACCTGATGGTGAGGTAATAAAGTCTAAGACAAAACCATTTTCGGTTAGTTTATTACAAGAGTATTCGAATTCACATAAGATTGTATACTCTTCAACGGATATGGAATTAATCACCGAGATGGAGCGAATGACATATACCAAGACCCCTACAGGGGATGTGGTGTATAGAACTCTAACTCCTAGAGGTGGAAAACGAGGAGAAGACCACTTTACTGCGGCACTGCTTTGTGGAGTACTAACTTATTACATGATGATTGATGGTCGTCTGTTTTCTAAGCCACAAGTAAAATTAGCAACTGCACGGTGGGTGAGAGGATAATAATATGGCTAATGATGAAAGTGTAAAGGATGAAAATGTAAAGGATGAAAGTGTAAAAAGACTAGCGAAAGCGTCCTTTGCAATTTATCCATCAATGACTCAAACCATGACATCAAACCCTTGGATTGGGACAGTGGACAAGCTATCTTTTGATAACCACGCTACGTATGAAAAAGTTGTTAGGGATTGTAGATTTTATTTTAGACATGACCCACTAGCATCAACGGTTATTAATAAGTTAGTGGATATTGCAATAAATGACTTGGTTATCGAACCAGAGGGGTCTATCACGGTTACAGAACAATCAATCTTTAACTCTCTTAGTGAAGATTTGATAGATTTTCTACGAAAGGCTGCTTTTGAATATTTGATTACCGGATTGTTAGTTCCAGAAATAAAATTAACTAGAATAAATAAAGTGGCGTTGCGTGATAAATACATCAAGAGAATTACAAGTTTACTATATCCCACAAGCATGTGGATTCGTGACTCTAAAGACATTGAAATAAAACGACCTTTGATTACTGAAAAGGAATCATATTTCTTAAAGATTCCAGAAGAAGTTGTTATCTTTCTACAAAGTGGCGGTACATATGCTGATGGTGATAAAGATATTGAACTATACAGAGAAATAGTAAAGATGTACCCTGAGTTTGTTAGAGATGTTATAGAGAGTAATAAGTACAAGATTTTATTGGAAAACCCATTGGTTATAAAAGCCATAGCATTAGCAGATAGTGCTTATCCAATTCCTTATTTATATCCGGCTCTTGAAGCATTGAAACACAAAAGAAATCTTCGAAGAATGGATTATTCAGTAGCTGCCAGAGTTATAAGTGCTATTCTACATGTAACTGTTGGTAACGATGATTATCCATTGACAGAAGATCAAGAGGATGTTTTGACAGCGTTGGAAGAAAAATTCAAGTGGAGAGAGAACCTTTCAGTTGATGAAATCGAAAGAGTGTTTGCATTTTTCACTAACCACACTGTAGGACTTGAATGGATATTCCCAGAAGTTGATACACTCTTGGATGATAAGAAATATGAGACAGTAAATCAGGATATATTGGTTGCGTTAGGATTTCCCAGAATTCTAATTACAGGAGAGACAGAACGCTCGTTTGCATCTGATCCACAGATTGCTACGTTATCACCAATTCATACAATGGAGAAGATTCAGAAGAAACTACTACCCATTGCTAAGAAAGTATTTTTTGAGATGCGTCGTCATAATCGTGTGATAAGTAATGTCCCAAGAGTTTCATTCAAGCCTATCAACTTGATGAGTTTACAATTGTTCTATGATGGTCTACAGACTCTATATGAATCTGGTAACCTGTCTAGAGCATCATATACAAAATCATATGGTTTCGATTACAGAACCGAAATGTTACAACGTGCTGAGAATGAAGAATTGATTGAAGAATTAGACCTTGACCCTGTTGCACCATCAAATGTACCAGGTGCCGGTGATCCTGGACGACCAACAGAACCACCAGAATAATATCATTGGTGAAGCATTGTACCAATGAGAAAAGCTAAAAAAGGTCAAAAATGGTAAAAAGAGGGCTAAATTACGATGAAAACTATCAACATAATCGCAAATGATGTACAATTAATGTTAGAGGATGAGAAATTAGGCGAAGCTGTTGCCTCAATCTCTCTGAATCCGAATGTTACTTGGCTAAAAATGGTCATTACTGATGACAAACCCAACGCCAATAACATGCGAATTCCTAAAGAGGAGTTTGCAAGTGTCATAAATACAGCAGTATATATGCCATTAAAGATGGCTATGGGTGAGATTAGTGAAGGACATGAAGAAACCTTACCGATTGGTTCTATAGCCCATCTTACCAATGAAGGAGATCACGTAATAGCTTTAGCTGCATTATGGAACAGGGAGCGTCCTGAAGATATAGAGATTCTGAAAGAACGCTATGAAAACGGAAAGAACATTGATGTTTCGTGGGAGCTAAACTTTGACGTAACTGCTTCAGTTGAAAACGATGATGGAATTTTAGAACTAAAAAACGTAGAGATGAATGCGGTGACAATTGTAGGACTACCCTCATATGAAGGTAGGACCGGAGTTACTGCGTTAGCATCCAAAGAAGATGAAGGAGAATCGGAAGCTATGGATACAATTAAGCGAGAAGATCACGACAAAATCGTTAAAACCTTTGAAGAAAAAGAGAAAGATTTTGAGATAAAATTGTCTGAAGCTTCAACCCGTATTGAAGAGCTAGAGGTTGCGAATGAAGCGCTTGCATCTGCTAAGGCAGAACTTGATGAAATGAAACCCAAGTTTGATGAGCTAGAAACGTTCAAGACCGCGGCCGACGCTGTAAAAGAGCGTGAAGAGAAACTTGTTAGTATTCGTACTAAGTTTGCAGAAGCAGGCATTGAAGTAACTGATGAATACATGGAAGAGCGTGAGGAAACTCTGCTTGGCATGGAAGAAGCATCATTAGATTTCTTCATTCAGGAACTAGTTTCCTTCAAGACGAAAGAAGATGATGACGATGATGAAGCTAACGCTTCAATAAATCTCACATCAAAGGTACCTGACTTAAAGAGAAAGTCAGAAAAAGATGTTGAGCCCGATGACATCGTAGCAGCGCTACGAGAACTAGACACAAAGAAATAAGCCAAAGGGTTCTTTGGAGGAAATTGAGAAATGGAAATTAATAAGTATACCGACATAATGGGAGTAGTAGTTACAGAGGATATTGTCGAAGGCCGTATGGTTGTAATGACCTCACATACTTGGGATCACAACTTCGGTTCGAAAGTTGATCTACCTGGTGTAAAACTACCAGCCGATTCAACTGAAGCCGCAATTGCTAAGTACTGTCTAACATGGCCCGTGAACAATTCCAATGCAGAAGGTCCAATCAAGATGTTTGTTCCTACTCCTAGTTTTGATTGGGCAATGAGAGCCGGTGGCTGGGATCAATCAGCTAACGTGCCTTTCAGTGCTGTCGTTCATTTGACATATCCTGGACATAAAGAAGGAGTTACAATTCCTTCTGGTTGGCAGGCGTTGGCATTTGATCGTGGTGTCTTCACTGTCCCATCCGGTGCATTTGTATATTCAGCAGACCTTGTAGCTGGTGCACCTCTGGAAGTTCTGAATACAGCAGATGATGGAGCAAGTGAATCAGGGAAATTAGCGTATAACGCAGCCGGAACGATAGCGGTGGTTGAGAGATTCGATTCAGACGAATACTCCCTAACATTTAGGACTCTATAAAAAATAAGGAGATAGAAACATGGATGAGAAGAAATTGGCTTCAGCCGTTGCATCTATGATGACTGATCCACTAAAGCGTGATGCTTTGGCGGAAATGATTGTGGAATTTGTTCAACCAAACCACTTAACAACGGACTTTATTTCAGGTCTGTTGAGTTCCCGCCGTCTAAAACCAGGTGATTCACTTGTGAAGAAAGTTCGAAAAGGCATCAAGGTACGCACGTTGGTACCTGGCGCTGTGCATCTAGCTAGTGAGATCACAGTTTCAGAACGTATGAACTACATTCTGGACGGAGCAGACGTCAAAGTTACCTACAACCAGTGGGAACTTGAAAGTGGCGAGATTGGTACGATCCAAGAGATTCGTAGCGAGATGGCCGCAAAGCTCAATGACTATTACATCAACAAGGTATACACTGCCCTTGGTTCAATTTGGAACGCTTCAAATACCCCAAGTAACTATACTTCTGTTGGTACAGCAATTGATGCTACGTCACTCGAAACAGCCATTAATCAGATTAACCAGACAACCTCTGGTGCGAAAGCTATTGTTGGTTCACGTGCAGCCGTAACTCCGATTACGAAGTTTGGTGCATTCTGGACTGATGGTACAAACGTTGGATATGATCCAAATGATATCCAGGCTATTCGCCAGACCGGTTGGATTGGCCGTTATTACGGTGTTCCGATTAAGGTCGTTGAACAGTCATATGACAACCCAGAAGACTACAACAAACTAGTACCCGAAGATTATATCCTTGTAATTGGTGAGGGTGTTGGTGAATTTATTACTTACGGCGACGTGAAAACGAAGCAGTGGAGTGATATGAATCCTACGCCACCACAATGGATGCTGGAAATTTATCAGCAATTCGGTATGATTATTGATAATGCAATGGGCATTTATATGCTCGATAATTTGTCATAAGTTTAGGTTATAGGGGGACGTTAACTCGTCCCCCTTATTGCCTTATAATTAAATAAAGGAGAGAGAAATGTCTAACACAGATTATGATGTTTTTTCTGCTATGCAGGATGGCGAACCACTGGCAGTATATAAAAAAGGTATTTTGGGAAAGGTTCATGTTGTTACTCTTAATCCCTTCACGGAGGAAGCGGAAGGGATTATTTTAGAAGGAAATCCAGCTAAAGCTGATGAAATTGAGACACAGATTATTGAACTGTGGACAAAGAAAGCACAATTGTTTTTTGAACGTATGAATAAAAAACATATTGCGGCTGGACGATTAAGCTTGGTTCAACGAGCAACATTACCAGTAGCAACACCATCACCCAATATTATTTCAGACGAGGAAATTGATAAATTATTAAATTCAAAATTCTTGGCACTGAAGGCACGTTTAGATAAATTTACAGACTCAGCTCCTGTATTCAGACTTGTAAATAGAGCTAGAGAATTAGAAAAATCAGAAAAGATCATTAAACATATTGAAGAGAGAATTTCACAACTTCAACTAAAGAAGTATGAAGTACCAAGGATATCAGAAGTCGAGGAATAACAAATGACAACGACAGTAAATCTTTCATATATGATTCCAAGGCTTAGGCTTCATTTGGGTGATATTGATCCCGATAGTTACAGACACTTAGACGAATGGCTTAGATTATCGTTGGTTGTGAGTGTAGAAACATTACAAACGTGGTGGAACTATAAGTATTTGATTGATGATAATAACGATGTGTACCGAAACTCTAAAATTAGGTTTTTACACTCACAGCCTCCAGTAATACAGAGGGCTGATATAAAACCAATCATTTTAATGGCAGCCATTATAATCAAATCGGGAGATTTAGAAAACTTTTCATGGAACGTGGGAGCTTGGCGTGATGCTGAGATTTCATATTCCAATATTGAAGGAAGTCGAAGAAAAGGCGATATGTTAACAAGAGATTGGGAGGAATTGACTAGTATCCTGAAACCTCCTCAAAAGAGGCTTGCAGAGTCAACTAAAGGACATTTGCCAGGATATGTGGGTAATCCATTTGAACACGACTAACGGAGGTCTAGGATGTCAGAAGGTAAGGTAAGAATACTATGGGTAAGTGATGGTGAAGCACCTACAGGTTTTTCAAGAGTGGCGCATAATTTAATTGGAAATTTGAATTCTAAAAAGTATGATATTCATCATCTAGCTATAAATTATCGTGGCGATCCTCATGAAAACTGGTGGAAGTTATACCCAGCAGCAACAGGAGGAGACTTGTGGGGGTTTGGTAGATTTATTAGTATGATACGGTTTATTCAACCACATGTGATTTTTTTGTTGAATGACCCTTGGGTTCTACAACAATATTTAGCAAGCATGATTCAAGCAAAGGGAGAGCTACCTGGAATTGAAAATATTCCTGTAGTTACTTACTTTCCCGTTGATGCTAAAGAACACGATCCTACATGGTTCAGAGATTATGCAGAATTAGTAGATAAGATTTGTGTATATACAAAATGGGGTAAGGATGTAATTTTGGAGACTGGTTCAATAAATCCAACACTGGTTGATATTTTACCACATGGAGCAAGTTCAAACTTATTCTATAAGATTCCAGATGTTACAGAAGGAAAGAAGGTACTAAAAACAGGAAGACAAGTAGCTAGAGAAGCTATCTTTCCTTTGAAGGGTAAACCAGAATTTCTAAATTCTTTCATTGTGCTTAATGCTAATAGAAATCAACCACGAAAGAGAATTGATATTACACTAAAAGCCTTCTCAGAATTTGCGAGAGGGAAACCTAAAAATATAAAGCTGTACCTTCACATGGGAGTGAAGGATATGGGGTGGGATATTGTACGTCTTGCACAGAGATATGGCTTCGATGAGAGACTAGCAATTAGTTCTTCTAATCCGAGTTTACCCCACGTTCCTGATGATAGGCTAAATCTAATCTACAACGCTTGTGATGTTGGTTTACAAACAAGCATGGGAGAAGGTTGGGGCTTGACATCGTGGGAACACGCGGCTACAGGAGCACCTCAGATTGTACCTGACCATTCAGTACTGCCCGAAATTTGGGGTGATGCAGCAATGTACATACCTACAATTGCTGACCATGTTTACGAGGGCACTCATACTGTTGGCAGGGTTCCAAGTACAGATGGCTTAGTTGAAAAACTAGAAGAGGCATATCAAGATTGGAAAACCGGCGGCGAGATGTTAAAGGGTTTGGGTGAAAAAGCTATTGCCGTTACTAAGAAACCCAAATATCAATGGAAAAATATCGCCAAGAAGTTAGATAAAATATTCGATGAAGTAAAAGGTACTAATGTCAATACACTGGCCGGATAACACGACTGATATTATAGACGATATAAGGGATGCCATTGGTAGGAATGTCACCATATACACAACAGTATCTGGTATACCATGTCCTGCTTCAGGTTGTAACTTGGACCCTGTTACTAATTTATCGGTAAATCAATTCTGTACGACATGTAGTGGAGATTATTGGATAGATACTGCATCCGGTGTTACAGTCACTGCACACGTTCGAATGAAAAACGTAGACGTTCCTGTTTGGACTGTAGGCGGATTTATTGTAGACGGTGATGCTCAGATACAAGTGAAGTACACCGTAGCAGCAGTATCAGCCATAGAAGGTGCAGAATATTACGAGGTTGATGGAAAAGAGTTTATTCAAAAAGACTTATCATTCAGAGGAGTTCCCACTGTAAACAGAATTGTGGTTACACTGGTAGAAAAGGAAGGTTAAGATGGATTCGGAAATTACTATTGAAGGTTTGGATATGATTGATGTTGTTCGCTTCATCAGTCGTAAGAAAGATAAATTCATCGCTATTGGACTTGCTGATTTAGAAGAAGTAATGGACAAAGATAGCAATGAATATAAATTTGTGAGGAAACTATTCTTAGATGCTTTCAACGATTACACACGATCAATTATGAGAACACTATTTGGTAACGTTGAAGGCTTAACGATGAAATAATGGTAACAAGAGAGTATACACCAACATATATTCCATCACTCACACATAAGTCAAGAGAGTGGGCAAGTATATTTCAAATGAGGTCAGAAGAAGCCACTAAACGATTATACCCCATAGCTCTCGGTGAGGTTTTAGATGTTATTGTAAGTATCATAGAAGAAGAACTAGAATATGCGATAAATAGTTCAAATGAGTATGATAGATATCAATGGATGTTGGGAGCACTAAAAGATAAATTAGCTGTTCCAGAGGCAATAGTATTAGACAGTAATACTGGTAGAATCTATTTACGGGGTGGTTTTGAAAATTTAGGTGGGGATTCTGGTGATTTTTGGGATGGTGTAGAAGCTGTACGAGCTGATTTGAGAGAGGATTCTGAGAGTACAAAAGTATTATCAGCTGCTCAAAAAGCCGCTTTCTGGGCAAACAAAGTGTGGCCTAGTGATTACTACTATAGTAGAACAATGGCTGCACGACGTAGATATTGGGGAGATTTAACTCCTTGGTGGATATGGTTAGACTCTGGAAACAGTGACTCTACATATGCTTATCCTACAAGTGGTGCAACATATTTTGTTGATAAGGCAGAGGGTCGTGCAAATGAAGTTTTTGAATTAGCGTTAGACGAAATGGCTAATGAAGCAGAAAATATCGTTTATGAGGCAGTTGATTTGTATATATCGGACCCAGATTCATTTCAACCATTTGATGTTTTAGCATCATTCTGGGAACAAGGACGACCTTATGAAGTGTATATAACAGAAACAGGTAGAATAGGTACCCGCTTAGGACGTTAGGAGAAATGAATGTTTATTGAAAGACTACAAGACCTAAGTATATTTCATTGGTTGCAGGATGATATCCTGGTTACTTATACAACGGTTAAGGTGAACGACGGCTTTCCACAAGAAGACTTACAAATTCCTTCAGTCTCGGTTGAATCACATGATATTCGTCCTAGACAAAAGGAGTTGGGTAATAGAAAAAGTAGACGACAGCGAATGTGGACTATAGAAATAATTGCGTCTAATAAAGCCCAAAGAGATGAGCTTACGTCTATTGTTTTAGAAGACTTGGAATATGGAATTCCCGTTTATGATTATAATGAGGGTTTTCCACCATCCATTTCCCCAACGGAATTAGGGCTATTACGTCCTATAGATTGGGAAGTGAGGACGGTAAGGATTTTTCCAGACTTGGTTGAGAAGTTGTACTGGAGAAACACTATAAGATTTTTTACAGAATATAACGCAATTTAGGAGGAAGTTAGATGGCTAGAAGAGTAGCAATACCATCTAAGCACGTCCAATTAAAACTAGTTGGCGAAAGGGATTCGTTAGTAATTCCAAGAATTCAGCGTTTGTCACTTAATGCAGATAGACCATCAACTGATATTGATGAGTTAGGTAACAGACTACACGCTGGAACTGTGGAAGATGTTCCTAACGTAACTGCGACATTCCAGGCGATGGATGTTGGTATCAAACTGTTCTCAATTTTGACAGGTACAGATGCCACTTCTTACCCTGCGTCAGGTGTGAGTATTTCTGAGATTGGTGAGGTAGACCTTATCGCAGCAATCAAAGATTACACAGTGGAAGATTATGTGAAATTTGCTCATGCTCGTAAATGTACTGTTCGTGATTTTTCATTCAACTATTCAGTTGATGGAGAATCAACCGAAGAGTATACACTAATTGGTACGCAGAAACGTTGGTTCAAGAATGATGTTGTTGTTGATAAGTTCATTACTGGAACAGATTCATTCACACTCAATGAGACACCTGTGGCATTGAAGAATGGAAATGATTGTTTGACAGTAATTATGGATGGTGTGTATCTCGAAGAGGTTGCATCATCACCAGCAACGGGTGAATATGAAGTAACAGGTACAACCCTGTCAACTTTTGACACTCGTACAAGTCAAGTACTAGCGATTTACCAAGCAACGCCAACAGGAACTAACTGGAGCGATGTAGACGATGACACAATGCCAGCCGCTATCCGTGGTTTAGATGTACCCGTAGTATTACTGGCAAATGGTATTGACAGAGTACAATCAGTTACGCTGAATGGTACTTTCAATCCTGAAACAGTACGTGAAATGGGTAACCGTGATGTTGTTGGTTATCAGTTACAAGTTCCTAGTGTGACAGGTACTATCACAGTACTTGACACCGATACAGAACTTGTTTCTCTGTTCACAACTGGAGAATTGAACCCAGCAGACACAGAATTTCAGGCTTCAGAGTATACAGCGTCCGGTATCAGTTTGGACATCAAGATGCAAGACCCTACTGATAAAGTGGACCCGTTTACTATTTTGAAAACTGTATATATACCTACGATAATCGTAACAAGTGATGGGTTCACATCAAACGTGAATGCCAACGCACAACAGACATTTGATATTAAATCAGAAGATGGTGACATTCAAGTTTTCGAAGGCGAACGTTCATAATTTTCTGAATACATAGCCAAAAGGGATTACAAAAGGGGCTACATACAATCATTGATTGGTATGTGGTCCCTTTCCTTAATTATAGGAGCGGAGAAATGAAAAATGTAGAAAGAAATGACGTAGATATTACCAAACTTTTTAGGTACAAGACAGAAGTTGAGGTAAAGGATGAAATGACCGGTGATAGTGGTAAGTTTTACTTACGTATTATCGGTGATGCTGATTTAAATAGAGCAAGAGTATTTGGTCTACGTAAAGCAGCACAGTTGCGAAAGGAATTAAAAGACCCAGAATCAGAAATAAGAGAAGCCTATATTACAGAGTTCACAGATGTTGTTTCAAATGAACTATTAATAGAGAGTATTCTTATCATGAGAACTGGAGAAATGCAACGGGAAATTGTAAATATGACGGATGTTCCTGAACCTAAAGTCCCTAAGAGCACTGCACCACAGGAAAAACAAGAGGCTTTTCAATTAGAAGTAGATTCTTATGAAGAAAGATATCGTAAAGAATATGGAAAAAATGCTAAAAAAATAGAAAAGAGAGAAAGAAAAGCTTTTGAAGGTATTGATGCTACAGAGCTTTATGCACTATATGAAGGAACGGTCATTGATAGAATGTGTACAGAAGAAATGACCACAAGATACTATGAAATGTGTGTTTTCACGGGTACATATGGTGATCCTGATTATAAAAAAAGAGCTTTTGCTGATTTTGAAGAGTTTGACAACGCATCATCTCATTTGAAAGATAGATTGATGGAACAATACAGACACTTAGAACTTGGAATGTCAGAACTAAAAAAATTACCAGAAGCAACGGAATAGCAAGTTTATGGATGGTTTACAAAAATAGCCATCTTCCGTTGCATGAGGGTTTACCTCCAGTAGATGAATTACCTTGGACAATTAGTTACGTAATGAAGAAAAGAACACAAATTGATTCTTTCAACGAATTACCAAAAGAAAAGCGCCCACCAGATAGTATATTATGGTATGGGACTCCCGAAGAATTAGATATTTGGTTCGACAAAGTGCTTGATAGAAAGGAAACACCGGGCCAAGAAGTTATATTAGATATTAGAGAAGACGAAATAGGATAATATACAAATGTCACCAGTCAGAGGAACAGCGGTTGCCGGAAACCAGGGCCAACGTGTACAAGCATCTATGAGAGCGCTTGTAAAAGAGTTGCAAGCTATTGCTACTCAGGCCAATCTTACGGACGATCAATTAGAACGATTTGAACAAATATTAAATACCATAAGTGGTGCCAGTGGTCAATTTGCTCCTAAAATGGCAAAAGTAGCTTCAGCTATCAACGAGATGGCTGGGGCATTGGCGTCTGCTGGTTCTCCTAACCGTGTTACTCAAATCAATGCTGTAAGACAAGCACTATTTCAATTAGCTAAAGATTATGAAAGGGTAGGAACTGTCCAGCGTCAAATGCAAATGATTTCTGGACTACCGCCACAAGAAAGATTAAGAGCCGGTATGGAATACCGGAGTGAATATCAAACACAAGCTGGTTATTTGCAAAAAGCTGCCATGACTGCTCAACCACAAGACTTGGCAGGTCAATCAGCAGCAGCAATACGAGATCAAATTGGTGCTAGAGCAACCGCACTACGACTTGCTGATGAAATGCAGAATAAACTTCTCCAACAGTCTGTTGAAGAAAAGAAAATAACCATAGAAGTAGAAAGACGTGCTACCGCAGAACAACAAACTATTGTGGCTCTTCAACAAGCTGTAGAACTTCGTAGAGAGGGATTTAGACAATCACTTACTGGAAGGAGGGGTTTACAAGAACGTATGACAGAGGGAAGACCATTAGGTGTTGCTGCTGGTGAGGGCAGACTTGGGGCACTCTCTGATGAAAAGTCCATTGGACAAATTCTTCAAAAGTATCGTGGTTTTATTGGTACTGATGTTGGTGTAGAAAATCTTCGTAAAAGAATGGAAGCTCTTGGAATTACTAATGCAAGGGTAACATCTGCAACGGAGGAACTATCCACTGGTGTTAGAACGTTTGGGTTTGCTATTGATAGAAATGATGGTTCTGTAGCGAGAGCTACGGTAAGAATAGATCGTTTCGGTAACATAATGAGAGATGTTGGTACTAGATTTAGAAGTTGGTCATCTGCCATTAGTAATAACCTGATAAAAGTTGTACAATGGGGTCTAGCAAC